GAGCCGCTTCTGCGCCTGGCACAAGGCACGCCGCATCCAGTACGAGAAGGCGCCCATCACCGTCGTGCCGATGGCCATCGACCTGACGCAAGACGCCGGGCGCATCGTCGAGGCCGCCAAGGCCAAGGGCGTGCAGCCCTCGCTCGTGGTCGTCGACACCATGAGCCAGACCTTCGCCGGCGAGGAGAACTCCGCCGCCGAGGTCGCCGCCTACTTCCGAGCGCTCGGCGCGCGCATCCAGCAGGCCTGGGGCTGCACCGTGCTGATCATCCACCACAGCGGCCACAGCGCCACCGAGCGCCCGCGCGGCTCCAGCGCCATCCTGGCCAACCTCGGCTTCATGCTGGGCGCCCACCGAGACGACAAGGAGATGCTGGCCACGCTGTCGTGCCTGAAGCAAAAGGACGGCGACAAGTTCCAGGACACCACGTTCTCGCTCACCCCGTGCCGCCTGGGCACCGATGAGGACGGCGACGAGGTCAAGAGCCTCGTTGCCCGCCACATCGCCGGCGCCAACGACCTCTACGCGGCCATGCAGGCCGAAAAGAAGGCCGGCCGAGGGGGCAACAACCACCTGCTGCTGAGCCTGCTGCAAAACGGCACGCTCGAGTCCGAGGTTCGCACCGAGTTCATGAAGCAGTGCAAGGGCGACGACTCCGAGACCCGCAAGCGATACTACAACCGCGCCAAGGCAACGCTCATCGGCCAGGGCATCTTCGACGTCGCCGAGGGCTACATCGTGTGCCTGTTCAAGGAGCCCGAATAGGGCCCCGCAGCGCCCACCCGGCGGCCGAACAAGCCGGGACACGAAAACAGATCAGCGGGACAAATACGAAGGCCATCGGGACAAACGGCTAACACCCGAGGGGAGCGAGGGGGTTTGGGGGAGTGTGGGGATCAAGGTTATCTCTGCGTAGCAGCAATAAACCACCCCGTTGGCCTACGACCCCCGAAGGGGGGGAGTAGTAGGGATACAGAAACACCGGGACATTTTTTCAACGCAAAGGGACATTCGAATGGACACGCAGGACATGCTCACGGGGGCCGCCCAAGGCGCCCCCTCGCTGAAGGCCTCGGCGGTTCGGTTCACGGTGCCGGGTCAGCCGCAGGGCAAGGGTCGACCGCGCGTCGGCCAGATCGCCGGCCACGCCCGGATGTTCACACCGCAAAAGACCGTCGCCTACGAGGGCTTCATCGCGCTGCAGGCGCAGATCGCCATGCAGCACCACGCGCTCCTCGAGGGGCCGGTTGCCGTGCGCATCTTCATCGCCTGCCAGGTGCCCGAGAGCAAGTCGAAGAAGTGGAAAGCGGACGCCCTGGCCGGGCTCATCTTGCCCACGACGAAGCCGGACAAGGACAACGTCATCAAGGCCGTCTTCGACGCCCTGAACGGCGTGGTGTGGAAAGACGACGTGCAGGTGTGCGACCTCGACTCGAAGAAGCGCTACAGCACGCAGCCGCGAGTGGAGGTGGAGATCGTGCCGATTGGGGTGGCGGCCGCGCCGCCCGCTCGGGCCCAGACCGGGCAGGGGTTGCTGCTCGAGGCGGTTGCGTGACCCTCACCCTGCGCCCACCCGGCCGCGGCAACTGGCGCCCGCTGGTCATGCAGCTGGCCGGCCACCGCGGTGCGCTTTTCATCCGGGTGGGGCAGACGATCTTTCTGGGCGGCGTCACCTGGCGCATCAGCAAGATTTCCCCGTGAATCAATCTCCCAAGGAACATGAAATGAACAAACGTCGAGAGCGCTACACCCCGGTGGCGCAGGTCAAGCGCGATCGCGCACTGACCGCGGAGATGAAGGTCAAGGAGCTGCGGCTCGAGGTGCACGACCTGAAGAAGCAGCTGTTCCGGGCCCAGGAGTCGGCGCGCATTGCCAACGAGGAGGCGGACATGCGCGCGCAGGCGCAGCGCCAGAGCGGGGAGGCGCTGCGTGCTCAGCTGGCCGCCGAGCGCGACCGCGACCGCGACCTGTTTCATGCCTTCGTGCGCCGCGGCGAGGATCTGCTGGAGGCACAGGCATCCGCAGCAGCGCCGCTCTGGCGCATCGCGGCCAAGCGCCTAGCGGTGCGGTTCGGGAGGGCGTCATGAGCCAGCTCACCACCTCCCACGAGCACAACCTGCGCGTCGGCGAAACCTTCTCGATGCCCCTCTGGGTTCCGGACAAGCGCCGGTGGCCGCGCTTCGTGGCGTGGCTGCTGCGCCGGCCCGCGCCGCGCGTGTGCCAGACGCGCTACTTCAAGGTCACGGAGATCGTGACCAGCACCGCCTTCAAATTCGAGGACGACAAATGACAGTCATCGCCTGGGACGGCAAGACGCTGGCCGCCGATCGCCGCAGCACCACGAGCTGGGGCGCCCACGACGTCGTCACGAAGATTGAGCGCCACGATGGTTCGCTGCTCGCCCTGACGGGCAAGCCGGCCTACGCACTTCGCCTGCGCGAGTGGTACAAGGCCGGCGCCATCGTGTCCGACTTCCCGCCGCAGTGCGCTGCCGCTGACGAGGGCAACCTCGTGGTGATCACGCCGCAGGGGCTGGCGCTCTTGTATTCGACCGGCCCCTATCCGGAACGCTGGGAGAATCCTTTCTGCGCATGGGGCGGTGGCCGCGACTTCGCCATCGCGGCCATGCACTGCGGAAAGACCGCGGTCGAGGCGGTCCAGATCACCTGCGTCTACAGCGTGCACTGCGGCAACGGTATCAACACCCTGGAGCTCAACCCGTGACCACCCGCAAGCCGCCACGCCCGCTCACCGAAAAGGAATCCGCCTTCGTCCGCGAGTACCTGGTCGACAAGAACGCCACCCAGGCCGCGATCCGCGCCGGCTATGCGCCACGCAGCGCGCCGCAGCATGGGCACGATATGCTGCGCCGGCCAGTGATCAAGACGGCGCTGGCCAAGGCGCTGAAGGACCAGGCGGCGCGCACGCTAATCACGGCGGACAAGGTGCTGTTGGACATCCAGGCGATCGGCGACCGCGCGCTCAGGGCCGGCGAGTTCCCGTCCGCCATCCGCTCGCGCGAGCTGCTGGGCAAGCACTACAAGCTGTTCACCGACCGGCTGGAGATCAAGGACACGACGCCGCGCGCTGACCGCCTGGCCGCGGCCCGCCGCCGGCGCGAGCAAGGCAAGGACCCTGCCGAATGACGGACGACGAGGTCGACGAGATGCTCGTCGAGGACGCCGCCGACATGGCTGGCGACCCCGGCGCCTGGGTGGACTACGCCTACGAGTGGGGCATCAACGAGCTGGTCGGAGAGGGCGCCGACAAGCCTCGCACGTGGCAGGCGCAGGCGTTCGCCGAGATCCGCGACCACCTGAGCAACCCGGCCACGCGGTTCATGCCCTTGCGCCTGGCTGTTGCCTCCGGCCACGGCATCGGCAAGTCCGCCTTCATCGGCATGCTGTGCAACTGGGGCATGAGCACCTGCGAGGACACGCGCATCGTCGTCACCGCCAACACCGAGAACCAGCTGCGCACGAAGACGTGGCCGGAGATCGCGAAGTGGGCGCGCCTGTCGATCACGTCGCCCTGGTGGTCCGTGCCGGGCATGTCCATGTACTCCGCCGAGGTGGGCCGCGAGAAGTCCTGGCGCGCCGACGCGACACCCTGGTCGGAGAACAACACCGAGGCCTTCGCCGGCCTGCACAACAAGGGAAAGCGCATCATCCTGGTCTTCGACGAGGCATCGAAGATCGCCGACAAGGTGTGGGAAGTCGCCGAGGGCGCGCTCACCGACGAGGAAACCGAGATCATCTGGGTGGCGTTCGGCAACCCGACGCAGGCCACCGGCCGGTTCCGCGAGTGCTTTCGCCGCTACCGCCACCTCTGGAAGACGCGCCACATCGATAGCCGCGACGTGGAGGGCACCAACAAGGCCTACCTCGACGAGTTCGTGGCCACCCACGGCGCCGACAGCGACATCGTCAAGGTACGCGTGCGCGGCATGTTCCCGGCCATGTCGATCAAGCAGTTCATCAGCACCGACGACGTCGACAAGGCGCTCGGGCGCAAGATCGAACCGGGCTCCTACGACTTCGCGCCGAAGATCCTGACGCTCGACAACGCCTGGGAAGGCGACGACGAGGGCGTCATCGGGATGCGCCAGGGCCTGAAGTTCCGGATCCTGCACACCTTCGCGAAGAACGACAACGACATCGACGTGGCCATGAAGCTGGCCCAGCTCGAGGACGAGCACGGCGCGGCCGCGGTGCACATCGACGCCGGCTACGGCACCGGCGTCGTCAGCGCCGGCAAGACAATGAACCGCAAGTGGCGCCTCGTCTGGTTCTCTGGCCAGTCGCCCGACAAGGGCTGCCTGAACCTGCGCGCGTTCATGGCGCGCGAGGCGCGCGACTGGCTGAAGGAGGGCGGCGCCATCGACGACGACAAGGTGCTGTACTCCGACCTGACCTCCATCGAGACCGTCCCGCGGCTGGACGGCAAGATCCAGCTTGAGGCGAAGAAGGACATGAAGAAGCGCGGCCTGCCCAGCCCGGGCCGCGCCGACGCGCTGTTCCTGTCGTTCGCGGCACCAGTGCTGCCACCG